CCTGTATGGAATCGTGAACGTGCTGCTGCCATTACCTAAAAAGACGAGGAAGAAAAAAGATGCCGAGCCATTACGGACACAGCAAGACGAAGAAAAAGAAGCCGATGAACCGAAAGAAGAAGGCTAAAAAATAGATTGGAGATCCATAGTATGGAAATCCAGTTTTTACCATCCAGCTATTGACAATCCTGTGAAGCTGGTATAATCCCCCCACTCGAAAGAGGTTCGCACATGAGCGATGAAGTCATGGTTGAAAGCACTGACACTGAACCAGTGCAAGATACGGAAGTTCAGGAAAGCAAGACGTTTACCCAAGAGGAGCTTGATCGCATTGTTGCTGATCGAATCCAAAGGGAGAGGCGCAAGCTAGACAAGAAGCTGGAAGGCATCGACATCGAGGAAGCTCGTCAACTCATGCTTGAGCGTGAACAGGCGAACATAGAACGCCAAAAGGAAAAAGGCGAGTTCGAGTCGGTACTAAAGCAGACTGTCGAAAAGAAGGATCTGGAGATTGCCGCCATGCGGATGGCGTTGGAAACCACCAAGATAGACGGTGCGTTACTGACGGCAGCAAGTAGGCACAACGCTGTAGATTCTGAGCAGGTATCGCAACTGCTGCGTAATCGTGTAAAACTCTCGGACGATGGTTCCGTTGAAGTATTAGACGATAACGGCGCGGTCAGATACAACGACAAAGCCGACCCCCTCTCAGTTGATGAGTTGGTGGGTGACTTTCTTACGGCTAACCCGCATTTCGTCAGAGCCTCCCAAGGTGGCGCTGGCACGCAGGGGATGGCTGGTGGCTCCACGCAGAAGCCTATATCTGTGGCTGACATGGTAGAAAACTGGAACGACGGTGGGCGAGAAGCCTTTGCTGCGTTAAAGAAGAAAGCCAAATAAACCACTTTGATATAGGACTACTAATATGGCTGCTACAACTAGCACAACCCTTGACGATCTGTTTGCCAACATCATTGCGCAGGCACGATTCACCGCTGAAGAAGAATCCCTGATGATGGGATTGGTGACGCAGTACAACATCGGCGACGAAGCTGGCAAGACGATTCAGGTTCCTAAGTACCCTGCAATCACCGCTGCCAACCTGACCGAAGGCACCGACCTGACCAGCACGACTGTTTCTACTTCCTCTGTTGACATCACGGTTGGTGAAGTTGGCGCACAGGTAGTATTGACCGACTTGGCTGCTATGGGTGCTGGCAACCCTGCCGAGGAGCTGGGTACGGTACTGGGTAACGCTATCGCCACGAAGATGGACGCTGACCTGATCGCATTGTTCGACGGCTTCAGCACTGCCTTTGGCGCTGCTGCACAAGAGATCACGGTTGCTGATCTGTTCAAAGCTGCTGCTACCTTGCGTAACAACAAGGCACAAGGCGACATCTTTGCTGTCGTGAACCCTTTCCAAGCGTACCAACTGAAAGCAAACCTAACCAATACCTTCGCTAACCCCAACGGTGGTGACGCGCAGAACACGGCTATGGTTAACGCTTACGTTGGAACCATCGCTGGAATCGACATCTACGAGTCATCAAATGTGACTGTAGACGGTTCAGGTGACGCGAAAGGCGCTGTGTTCTCACGCGAAGCCTTGGCTATCGCCATGAAGCGCGACTTCCAGATCGAAGCACAACGTGACGCATCCCTGCGTGCCTTCGAGCTTAACGCCACCGCCATTTATGGTGTGGGCGAGCTTGACGACACATACGGTTGTGAGATGTTGTTCGACGCTTCTATCTAAAGCGTTTGGATGGCCCTGCCCCTATCTCTCCTTGGGGTGGGGCTATCCCTTTTTGGAGGTTCTATTGGCTATCACATACCGTGGTGAACGGTTCGAGGGTTACAACAAGCCCAAGCGAACACCTAAGCATCCAGAAAAAAGCCATGCAGTATTGGCTAAGGAAGGCGACAAGGTTCGTCTGATCCGTTTTGGCTTGCAGGGTGCAGAGAACAAACCACCGAGAAAGGGTGAGAGTGAAGCGGACAAGGCCAAGCGTAGATCGTTCAAGGCCAGATTCGCCAAGCAGATAGCAGCAGGGCGCAAAGACAAAACAGCATCAGCGGCATATTGGTCAGATTTGGTCAAATGGTAGGGGCATAATATGGCATTTTCTCAAGACTCTGATCTGGTAGCCCTTGTCCCCGACATCTTGGACTTCGGCATCGCATCATTCGCAACTGAACACGCGAAAGCACAAACTGATCTGACCCGTACTATCCGAAACGAGTGGTGGTACAAGAAGCAGATCGCAGGCGAGATGAACCCCGCCTATCTGACAGATTCCCAGTGGACTCGCTGCAATTCCTATCTGGTGTTGTGGAAGTACGCCCTCCCCCAGCTTACGAATTGGGTACAGGATGACCGATTCCTGAACATGATCACGTTCTATCAGCAGCGATACAACGAGGAGTTAGTTGCTGTATTCGCTGACGGTGTCGAATACGACGATGATAACAGCGGCACCATCGAAGATGACGAGCGCGGCATTGTGTCCTATGGACGGCTAACGCGATGAGCCTGAAGATCGACGTTAAAACTTTCCCTAAAGATTTCACGAAAATCACAAGAGCGCAGCAGCGTGGTGTGAGGCGTGGTGTGACCAAGGGTATAGCGGCGGCGGCGATCAAAGGTAAAGAAATCATTGATGAGCGCACTAGCAGAGGCATGGGCATCAACGGCAAGTTTGCGCCGTATCCTGAGAAGTACAAGACGTGGCTGGAAGCCGCTGGGTATCCCACGACACCAGTAGACCTTGAGAACGAAGGTGACATGTTGCGCTCTATGCAGGCCAAAGTGACAAGCTCAAATGAGGCCATGTTGTACTTCGACAACGCGCTACAGGCTAAGAAAGCAGCGTTCAACAATCAGAGCAGACCGTTCTTCGGGTTTAACGAGAAAGAAGAAAAGCGTCTGGCTGACGTATTCAGGAAGCAGTTAAAGCTATGAGCGTGAGAGAGAGCATTGCAGGAAATCTGGTGACTTCGCTGCAAGCAGTGACCACGCCAACAGACATAAAGTTCGTGACCCGCGAGCCGTTTGATTTTGACAAGTTGAGCAACGCGCAATATCCAGCGGTGTTGGTCAGAACCACAAACGAAAACAGGGAAGACGGAACCGTGGGTGGGAGCATGACCCAGCGGTTCGGCACTATTGACTACCAGCTTGTGTGCTATGTGAAGGGCACAGGCTTGGATCAAGCAAGGAATAACATCGTCGAGTCTATCGAGGAGAAACTTGACGAAGACAGATCACGCGGCGGACACGCAATCGACACACAGATTGTCAGCGTGGAAACCGACGACGGAAGTATTACCCCCATCGGTGGGGTGATTTTAACGGTACGCATTGAGTACCAGTACACTCGTGGAACAACCTAAAGGGGTTTAATCATGGCAACGACTAAAGGCTCAAGCGGCGTAGTCAAATTGGCGGTAAGTGGCGGCAGTGTCGCTGCTATGGGTGAAGTCCGCAGCTTCACGCTCTCGGAATCAGCAGACACGATAGAAGACAGTGTGATGGGCGATACCGCTCGCACATACTTGTCCTCTCTCACTTCTGCCACTCTCTCAATGGATGTTTACTGGGACGACGCTGACGCAGTCCAACTGGTAATGGATTCTGGAGCAGATCTTGATTGGGAACTGTACCCAACGGGAACCGGTTCCGGTGAGAAGTATTACACCGGCGGTGGAATCCTGACGAGTAAGTCATTGACTGCCTCGTTTGATGGTATGGTTGAAGGCAGTTTCGCTCTGCAAGTATCGGGAGCGGTTACCGAAGCCACTGCATAAAGGAATCCCACAATGGGTTTAGCTAAAGATTTACGAAACAGAAGAAAATTGAATGCTCGAAAGATCGAGGTCGCGGCATGGGCTGATCCAGATGGACAGCCCTTTGCCATGTACTGCTTCCCGATTACTTGTTACGACATCAGCCAGCTTCAGAAGAAGCACCCCAAGTTCATGGAAAACACGACCATATCGGCAATGATCGACCTGATTGTGATGAAAGCCAGTGACGAGGGTGGGGAGAGGTTGTTCACTGCGGCAGAAGACCGCATGGATCTGATGGGTGAAGAAACCAGCGTCATCTCAGGCATTGCCGAGCAGATGTTCGCTGAGATCGAATCCGTCGAGGATCAGGAAAAAAACTAAAGTCCGATCAGTTGAGGTTCAACCTAGTTGCTTTGGCTGATCGGTTACACATGAGCATCGCAGAGGCCGAGCAGATGTCGTTGTCAGAGTTCAACGAATGGCTCGCCTACTACAAGATAATGGGCGAGAGGCAAGAAGATGGCTAACCAGACAGTTCAGATTGTCATTAAGGCTCTGGACAAAACCAAGAGCGGTTTTGGTAAGGCTACCGCCGGACTCAAGAGCCTCGCTGGTAAGGTCTTAAACCTAAAGACCGCCATAATCGGCGCGGTTGGCGCTGGTGGTTTCGGCGCTTTGATCAAGTCATCAATCGACGCGGGGGATGCGTTAGCCAAGACCGCTGACAAGCTGGGCGTCACCACCGAAGCGTTGGCGGGTTTAAGACACGCAGCAGAGCTTACGGGCGTGTCTACAGGCACGATGGACATGGCAATGCAGCGTTTCACCAGACGCGCAGCAGAGGCCGCTAAGGGCACTGGAGAGGCTAAGGGAGCACTCCGCGAGCTTGGTATTGATGCCGAGACTCTCACCCGCTTGCCGTTAGACGAACAGATGAACGTCGTGGCTGATGCCATGCAGGGCTTGGACAGTCAGGCTGACAAGGTACGCATCGCCATGAAGCTGTTTGACAGTGAGGGTGTGGCGTTGGTCAACACTCTTGGCGGTGGGTCTGAAGCACTGAAGGCCATGACAGCAGAAGCCGAGCACTTCGGCGTGACGCTCTCTCGCACTGATACGGCGCAGATGGAAGCTGCGAACGATGCCATCACTAGGCTCCAAGCTGTATTCACCGGCCTGACCAATCAACTATCTGTAGCCTTTGCGCCGATCATCACGTTTGTGGCTGATGCGTTCAGGCAGGCTTCGTTGGACTCCTCAGATTTTGGCAATATCGGGCAAAGAGTCGCGGGGGCAGTGGTCAAAGCCTTTGGCGTTGTTCGTAACATTATGCATGGCGTGGAGATAGCGTTTAAGACCACGCAAATTGCCGTGATGGAGATGGCAAACGCGATTGGTAGCAAATTGATTCCACCATTGCAGGCGTTCATCGACATATACAACAAGATCGCCGCTTTCCTTGGGATGCCCCTCATATCTGAGAGTGCGTCTCAAATTATGGGGGATCTGCCTCAAGACATTGCTGCTCTGGCTAAAGAACTGGAAGTTCTGAAAGCAAGCAATCCCGGCTTGGAGCTATCCACTAGCATGGAAGCCTTCATTGTTGCCAACAGAAAGGCGGCAGAGTCAATCGCAGAGGTTACTGAAGCAGCCACTGGCGCAGGCGGCGTGGATATATCAGCCCCAAACTTCGTTGATCGTCTAAACGATAGCTTTACCAAGTTGCACGAGAATCTGCCAACTGTTCAAGAGCAGATGGATAAGATGGCCAACACAACGATGAAGAACATGTCTGATGGACTGATGGGCGTGGTCAAAGGGACGATGTCTGTAAAAGACGCATTCAAGCAGATGGCGGCAAGTTTAATCACGCAAGCCATCCAGTTGTTCGTGATCGACAAGATTACCGGCGGCTTCTTGTCGTTTGCCAAGGGTCTGACCGGCAAAGCTATCGGCGGCTCTGTTCAGTCTGGACAGCCTTACATGGTGGGAGAGCGTGGGCCTGAGATGTTCGTGCCCAATCAGTCTGGCTCTATCGTACCCAACAAGAAGATGGGCGGGGGCGTGACTGTGATCAACAACGTGGACGCTCGCGGATCTGGTGCTGATGTTGACCAGAAGATCAAATCTGCTATGGCCCAGACCTCGCAGCAGACTATAATGACGATCCAAGACTTGATGCGTAGGAGACGGTTCGTATGACCACATTTGCATTCCCTAGCATCACCCCCACCACGAACACTTTTGAGCTAGTAGCCAATACGCGCACGTTTCAATCGCCACTGACTAACGCAGTGCAAACGTCATCGCGCAAAGGTTCATTGTGGAAAGCCAGCTTGCAGTTCTCCAACCTCAAGGGCGATGATCGTCAAGAGATGCAGGCGTTCTTGGTAAAGCTGAACGGACAACAGCATAGGTTCACACTGCACGATCACTCCTACACTCGAAGGGGAGCGGGTGGTGGCACACTGTCAATCAACGGCGCGAGTCAATCAGGAACCGCACTGGTGTGCGATGGTGCCACGGCCAACGTCAACAACTATCTGAGAGCGGGTGATTACATCTCGTTTAACAACGAATTGCACATGGTTGTGGTTGATGCTAATTCAGACGCATCGGGCAACGTCACCTTGTCGATTGCACCGCCTATCAGGAAGACACCAGCGGACGATACTGATGTGGATTACCTTACGCCCGTCTCTGGGGTGTTTATGCTTGCAGGCCCAGCGTCATGGGAGACGCAGACAGATATATCGTCAAACTTTAGGATTGACGCTGTCGAGGATGTTTTAGCATGAGCCGTGGTTTTCCATCAGCGGTTCTAACGGCGCTATCATCCGATCACGTCGCGCTCGTCACGTTTGCCAAGTTGGAGTTCCCATCTGGCACTATTTACCTGCACAACTCCATCGGCACCTACACATGGGGAGGGAATGATTGGCTGGGCACTGGCGACCTTGGCGAGATCAGCCAGCTTGAAGAAGGCGCAGAGATCAGCCCGTACAAGATCACGCTCTCACTCTCTGGATTAGACGCAACGATCTCAGGCGCTGCGCTTACTGAAGACTATTACCTTCAGCCTGTCACGGTTTATCTCGGAGTCCTGAACGCAAATGATGTGCTGATTGCCGACCCGACTATCGTTTGGGAAGGCGCAATGGATCAGATGGAGCTAAGTGTCGGCGCGGCTGATGGGGACGTGATTGTCCTGACTGCTGAGTCTGAGCTTGCGCGTTTTGATAAAGCCTCGAACCTAAAGTACACCGACGCGCAGTTGCAAACCGACTCCGCTGGTTCTCTGGGTTTTGAGTTCATGGCTGACATTGAAGGGGCCAAGATTCGCTGGGGTGATCCAAACTCTGACGCTGTTGCTGGTGGGCCAAAGAATATCAACATTTTATCTGGCATCACGGTTAACGGCCCCGGTCGATGAGAGTTCATACCGCGTTGAACAAGTGGCAAAAGCGCGAGTTCAAATATGGTGATGCCGACTGCTGTCAGTTCATTGCCTTCGTTGTCAAAGAGCTAACGGGTAAAGACTACTCGGCTGGTTTTCAGTATGAATCAGAGGCACAGGCTGAGTTACTGGTTGGGAGGAAGGGCGAGCTTGTCGATTTCATTGGCAGCATATTGGGAGAACCGAGCGACGAATTGAAGGACGGCGACCCGTGTATCGTTGCCGCGCCGATTG